TGACAGTTATGCGCAACGGTGGTCTGATTGAAACTTTGGCGCACACTTACAAAACGTCAGTCATGACGGGCGAGTTCCCGCACTGTACTGTCGATAACATCGATGTGTGTCACTACGATGGGCAATCGTTTCAACAAGCTGTTGATAAGGCGTACACTGCCTCTAACTTCAACGCTAACTCTGTACGCATACTCGCTTGGACAAACCAACGAGTGCACGCTTACAACAAATACATTCGTTCAGAACTACTGGGTAAACCAGAACAGTTCACCGTCGGTGAATACGTTCAAACCAACAAACCCATCATGGAAGGCGACAAAACCGTTGCTCAAACTGATGAGGTATTAGAGATCACTCGCGTACACCCACCTACAGAGATTTGCGGCATTAAAGGTCGTGACGTCTCAATGGGTAAAATCATGGGCTTCTTGCCTGATGATCAAAACGATGTGCGCACTAAATTGGCTGAACTTAAAGCCAAGAAAAACTGGTCTACCTACTTCTTAATCAAAGATGGATTTTTAGATTTGCGTCCTCCGTACGCCTGTACGGTTCATAAGAGCCAAGGCAGTACTTACGAACAAGTCTTCATCGATCTATCTGATATAGGACGATGTTTTGAACCCACTGATGTCGCTCGAATGCTGTATGTCGGTATTTCACGCGCATCCAAACAAGTTATCTTGTACGGCAACCTACCGTACAGATACGGGAGCATTAACTATGAACCTAGAGCTATTACCGCCTAAAGCGCGACGTATCTTTAAAGAAGAGACGCTTAGCTGGCTGTACGCCCCTCGTAAAGAATCCTTAATGCGCCAGTTGCATAGTATCTGTAAAGAACAGGCACAGCTGACTGGCAATCTAAATTACGGCTTTCGCTACAAAGGTGAAACGTACGCCACACAGGATTCATTACCCGACTTCCGGTACAATCGGCTGCACCCTAACCTTGTGGACTCCGCTCAGGATTATCTACAAGCCATCAAAGACTACGAACACGAACGTTTGCTAGTCGATAACTGCATCACGCAAGCATTGATTAAATGTAAATGTACTCAAGACTTTGAGCGCATCTTGCCCCGTGCAGTTTTGCAGCCTCTTCATAAATACCTCGGCACTAATAGTGACGAGCAGCACAGACTGGCACTGACAACCGAACAGGTTGAAGCTTTCAAAACTCAATACGCTCAAGCGTTGAAAATTATCAGTGCAGGTCTTGTCAGACGTACATTGGAAGCCTAATGCGATACATCACCAATACCAACGCACAGTCATTCACGACTGCTGTCTTAATTAAAGACGCTGCGTTACGTAAACCAAACCTTGAACAGTACGTCTTTACTCCATTAGGACTTAGAGACGTCAATACTGATTTTATGCTCTCAGCGGGGCTTAAATATGATGATCCAAAAAAGGCAAAAGCATCCACTCAGAAACAGTGGCTTGCTGATCTACTACCTGACTTGGACAGCTTGGGTATTACTACCCTCCTCTGCTGTGACAGTCACTACTTCAAAACCCTTACCAAAGAACGCAAAGCCGAACCACACTATGGTTACGTGCTGCCATGCGCCATTGACGGGTTTGAACACATTAGCGTTATCCTCGCACCTAACTATCAATCGCTCTTCTACTCTCCTGAAAATCAATCCAAACTAGATTTGGCACTTGATACGCTTGCGTCTCATATATCAGGAAATTACCAAGAGATCGGTACAGGCATTGTACATTCTGCACAATACCCTACCCGACTGTTTGATATCGAGAATGCGCTATTAAAACTGCACGAACATGCTCAGATCACGTGTGATATTGAGACGTTCGCCTTGCAGTTCAATGAGGCAGGTATTGGCACCATTGCCTTTGCATGGGACCAACATAACGGCACAGCGTTTCGTGTTGATCACAATCCAGGCGACCCAAATAAAGAAGTGCGCTATCTACTGCGTCAATTCTTTGATGAGTACCAAGGGACTCTGATTTTCCATAACGCCAACTTCGATATGAAGGTCTTGGTTTATGCGTTGTACATGTCAAATATGCTTGACGAACGTGGCAAACAAGAGGGAATTGAAAAGTTAACTAAACGTTTCCACGACACAAAGCTAATCACGTATCTGGCGACAAACTCAACAACAGGTAACAAGCTCAGTCTAAAAGACCAAGCTCACGCCTTTGCTGGGAACTACGCGCAAGCAGATATTAATGACATTACTAAAATCGATGAAGCTGAATTGCTTGAGTATAACCTCGTTGACTGTCTCAGTACGTGGTACGTATTCAACAAGCACTTCAGAACGATGATCGAAGATGATCAATTGGACATCTACGAAGGACTGTTCAAGCCATCCGTCAAAGTCATTTTGCAGATGGAACTTACCGGTATGCCGCTCAACCTCCGTACGGTGGCAAAAACCCGTAAAGAACTTGAACAAGAGATCGAAGAGTGCAAAGCCTTCTTTGAACAATCACCCATCATCGAGCAGTTCACTTATGAGCTGCAAGAGAGAGAACAAACCAAAGCCAATGCTAAACTCAAAACAAAAGTTAAACCGATTGAGGATTTCGCTCATATTCAGTTTAACCCTAACTCTGCTCCCCAGCTTCAGTCTCTTTTTTATGAGTATCTAGACTTCCCTGTCGTTGATACAACCATATCAAAAGCGCCAGCAGTTGGAGCCAAAACGCTTAAAAAGCTATTGAACTACACCGAAGACAATCACCTAAAAGAGCTTATCGAAACTTTGGTTCGATTCTTTGAGGCTGACAAAATCTTAGGCACGTTCATTAAAGCGTTTGAAGAGAACAGTATCGAAAAAGCCGGATGGCATTACTTGCACGGTAACTTTAACTTGGGTGGCACCGTCTCAGGACGTCTATCCAGTTCTGGACCCAACCTGCAAAACATCCCCAGTACTCGATCAAGCTACGCCAAACCAATCAAAAAATGCTTTGAAGCACCGCCTGGTTGGTTATTCATGGGCGCAGACTTTGCCTCACTAGAGGATCGCATCTCAGCACTGACGACCAAAGACCCGAACAAGCTTAAGGTGTATACCGATGGCTACGATGGTCACTGTCTACGTGCATACGGATACTTTGGCGATGAAATGCCAGACATAGATCCCGACAGTGTAAGCAGCATCAACTCCATTGAAGATAAGTACCCTGATCTGCGCCAACGCAGTAAAACACCGACGTTTGCTTTAACGTACGGGGGCACTTACATCACGTTGATGAAAAACGAGAACATGTCTGAAGAGGAAGCCAAACAGATCGAAACCAACTACCACAAACTGTACGAAGTATCGGACCAGTGGGTAGCGGATAAGATCCAAAAGGCATCCCAGACAGGTTATGTCGAAGTAGCGTTTGGACTGCGGGTTCGCACGCCCATTATCGCTAAATGCATCATGCATGAAGACACGGCACCCAGAGAAGCCCTTGCAGAAGGACGTACTGCTGGTAACGCCTTGGGACAATCCTACGGAATGCTGAACAACCGTGCTGCAATTGATTTGCAGAACCGAGTGTTCGACTCTAAATACCGATACGACATATTACCTGTCGCGCATATCCATGACGCACAGTATTTTCTGGTCAGAGATAATATCGACGTTATCGAGTTTTTAAATAATAACTTGGTTGAGTGTATGGAGTGGCAAAACTTGCCAGACATTGCGCATCCAGACGTAGGATTAGGTGGTCAATTATCTGCCTTTTATCCAACTTGGGCTGACGAGATTAAATTACCTAATTACGTTTCCCAAACTGAATTAAAACAAGCAGCAACCGCCTAAATTAAAATAGCCCCAGAAATGGGGCTTTTTTATTAGTAGCAATTTTTTATAAACAAATTGCAATTTATTTTATTTTCGTTATGGTTTGCGAAAAGGTTTTATATGAAAAAACGCTCTAAGAAGTATAACCCATATAATACTGCCTACCGCACCGCTAAAGCCCGATTAAAAAACATCGGTATGCTTTATGTCTTAGGGGAAGACCCCACACCAGTAAGCCTCAAAACGAATAAGACCATTATTCTGGATGAAATCCTTTTTAATTCTTTAACAAGATTTAAACATAAGTGGTCAGTATTTATTGCGGTATTTGGTAGAGACAACTTCGGTAAGGAGTATATGAAGTCTGAAATTATTCAGACAAAAGAACCTTATTATAATGACGAGCTTATTGATGTATTAAATACAGAACATGAGCGTCTATATAAGGAAGCCAATGAAAAACAGATTATTAGTGTAGGCTGGTTAGCCGTACCTTCTAATATGGATTGGGACGAAAAAGTTTTATTTAAAATGTTTTCTGATAATCGTGCATTGGATTATACACGCGATGAATCTGGAAACTTTGTACAGCTGTAAGGAGCGATTATGGAATCTAACAGACAATGGAACGATGTCAGTACATTTCCCTCACCAGGGGTATTACTGCTTGTTCGTTTAAATAACGGGGATGAGGTAAAAGCCGTACGCCCCGATTACGTTCGCTCATACAACTGTGATCCAGCTTATAAAAACGCTGAAACAGGTGAGCCACTGACTGGAGTAAAGGAATGGTCGCATCTGTAGGTGTTAAACATGATCAAGCCAAAGCACGCTTTGATTTGATCCCACCAGCAGCAGAGAAGCTGCTTGCAGACGTTTTAACCTTTGGGGCAACAAAGTATGCCCCTAACAACTGGAAGCTCTTAGAAGACGCCTCAGAGCGTTATATAGCTGCCGCTCTCCGACACATCAATGCCCACCGCCGTGGTGAGACATTAGATGATGAAACCGAGTTACCTCACCTCGCCCACGCTATGTGCTGTTTAGCCTTCATTCTTGAACTACAACATGGGGAATCCTAATGGGTGATCTACTCGACGCAACAGACGCTATTGAACAAGCCATTCTTGATCAACGCATAGCGGCTATCCGCAACAAGCAACGTGAACTCAATCCTAAAGGCGCTTGTCACTGGTGTGACGAACGCTTTGAACCTGGTAGTCAGCACATATTTTGTGATGCTGATTGCAGCGACGACTACCACAAATATCACCGCAAATAGAAAGGTGAAGCTATGACAACCATGAACGTAAACCAACAAACCTGTGAGCCTGTCCATCTACTCAGTGAGTATAAAGACACGTTTGAAGGGATTATCAAAGCACGTCCGTGCATTGTGGCGGTGGTTCACTACCTACGCCAAGAGCCTTTACCGTTCTCTACTGGCATGTATTGGGAAAACAGTTACACCGAATTTGAATGTGTACTGCTTGATCCAACCACAAAACTGTACAGTGCAGAACTAACAAACCTGATGTCGAAAAGCGATGAGGAACGATTCCTGACTGCGTACGAGCTGATGCTAGAGCAAATCAGCGACTACTAATCACAGGAATCTCAATGTCTCGTACTAGCCCTAACAAGGTTTTATACAAACCCCCTTTCGATACCGACCGTGACGACGTGCTAAGCATGATCAAACAAGGCTGGTCGGACTCTAAAATTGCCCACCACTTTGGCGTAACCAAAGACACGATATGGTGTCGAAGGGCTCGTTGGGGCTTTCCATCAGGATCTGAAATGAGAAACAGCAAGCTAATCAGTGACATCACAATATTGTGGGAAAACTGTTACAGCGCTGAAGAGATTGCCAATGTACTAGGACTTAGTACCTGCATTGTTTATCTCAAAATGCGTGAACACAACATCCGCTCAGTACCTCGCCTTGGATTGAACATCCGTGAAGTCTCTACATCAGAGCTAGGACGCGAAATTACTGAAGATGCTACGCAAGATGAAAAATTGCTAATTACGTACCGTCAACAACCAAGGTTTGTCTTGGTTCCCATTGATGAGTACATCGAAAAAAGGGAAACGAACAATGGACACGCTAACTGATATACGTCTCAAGCTCCAACTGCTAGGTGAAGAGCTAGATGCAGAAGTGTACCGTTCACATACCGACATTGGTTCAGAATACTCCCCAGAAGTGCTTCGTTCATTCGAGAGCGCTATCGAAGTATTCGAAGTGACTCGGATCTATCTAGAACGGATAACCAATTTGTTCAGCGACATCGATGATGAAAAGCTCTACTTACAGCGTCTTCTTGAAGATCTTGAAGCCATACCAGAGCACTTTCAACGCCCTGTCACTATGCAAACACTGAATCAGAATGTCATTACAGAGATTCTGCAAGAAGAGATCACTAACCTTAAAACTGAAAACGAAGCGCTTAAAGCACAAGCGGCACTCCTAGAAGAGATCCCTATGTGCAAACCTGCAAATAAATGCGCATAACCTTGAGAAGAACCTGGAGCCGACACCAATCAACTTGGAGTCAGCATGAACTACGAAGCTTACCTGCCTTACGCCGCAACTGAATATCAAAAAGACGTTCTAAAAGCGTGCATAAAGCACGGTACTCAGAAGAAAGCCGCCAAACATTTCGGAGTTAATGAACGTAACATCCGTAAAACACTTAAACGTGTCAAAGACAGAGCAGCCGTTCAAGGCTACTCACCTGCACATGACATGGTTCACCCTGCTCCTGATACTCACATCGTTAAAGGTGTTTCAACACTGTATAACGAAGAGGGTCAGGTTAAGAGCCAATGGGTTAAAACCGATCTCGCTAAAGAAGCTCAGAAAAACCTAATGGAAGGTATTGCTGAAGCCCTTAAAAACGAGCTACCGGTTCTACCTATGACGCCTTACTACGAGTGTCACGACAACGATCTTATGGCTGTATACCCACTGGGCGATCCGCACATTGGTATGGCAGCGATTAAAGAAGAAGCGGGTCAAGACTGGGATCTAAAGACAGCGGAGATAGTATTTCTCGGTATCTTTGATCGACTCGTTAAAAGCGCACCTAACTGTGAACGTGCTGTCATTGTAAACCTTGGCGACTACTTCCATGCTGATAACGTAGCGGGTGTCACCACACGCTCAGGACACCATCTCGATATGGACGGTAACTACATGTCTATGGTTGAGGTAGGTGTAAAGATCATGGTTCAAATGATCAACTCAGCGCTTGAAGTGCATAAGCACGTAGAGGTAGTGACTGCCATCGGCAATCACGACGATACGGGCGCTATGTTCTTACAGGTTGCTCTCAAGCACATGTATCAAGATGAGCCAAGAGTCACTATTCACTGCTCCCCTGCCCCTTTCCAGTATGTACGTCACGGTAAATGCTTTTTTGGCGTTCACCACGGACATACCGCTAAATCAGACAAACTCCCGCTCGTCATGGCAACCGATCGTGCACAAGACTGGGGTGAGACTGAATTCCGTTACTGGTACACGGGGCATATTCACCACGACACTCTCAAAGAGTACGCAGGAGTTACCGTCGAAAGCTTCCGTACAGCGGCTGCTAAAGATGCATACGCCTCATGGGGTGGATACCGCAGTGGTCAAGACTCTAAAGCCATCGTGCTTCATAAAGAATTCGGTGAGGTTGAACGCCACACCATTAACATTGCCCAACTAAGGAACACAAATGACCCAAGTATCACTGGTTTGTAAAAGCGAACCGTGCATTCCTGAAGCCAAAACACTCAAAGATCTTGTGGTCTACTGCGCTCGTGTCAGTAACCCAAAGAACCAGGCTAATCTCGACACAGCAGAGAAGTTGTTTAACTACCTCATGCGTGAGAAGCACTGGTCACCCTTTGAGATGGTGTCACTGACAATGGAAATTAACACCAGTCGTGACATAGCACGCCAAATATTGCGCCATCGCTCATTCTCATTCCAAGAGTTCTCTCAACGTTACGCTAACCCATTCATTGAAGGATTGGGTTGGGATCTACGTGAAGCGCGTCTACAGGACTTCACTAACCGTCAAAACTCAGTATCGCTTGATGACAGCGAGCATTCGCAAGTATTAGCCAACCAATGGGACGGCGTACAAGGCGATCTCATGCACGCTGCTAAAAAGGCATACAACTGGGCTATCGACAATGGAATCGCCAAGGAGCAAGCCCGTGTGCTGCTTCCTGAAGGCTTAACTAAGTCTCGTATGTACATGGCGGGTACTTTACGTTCATGGCTTCACTACATTGAAGTCCGTGAAGGTAACGGTACTCAAGCTGAACACATTGAGATTGCCAATGAAGTTAAAAAGATCGTTATGGATCTTCTTAAATAATGCACAAAAACTCGGCACTTTTCTGACATAGCGTGAGCCGATAGTGAGCAATATTCAGCTCATTAGCGCAGAAAAGTGTCAATAATGTGCAGAATATGGCGCATTAAATCGTCACAAAAAAAAAAACCTATATGTTCACATTTTGTAGATTTGTGAACATATAGCTTCACAATAAACGAGGAACAACCATGACATTTAAAGAATGGTGGAGACACTTCAACTCATGCTGTCCTTTAGACATTACCGATGAAGACATAGCTAAATGGGCATGGGAAGCAGGAATACAAGAAGGTATAGACCGTATGTATAGACTGTACGATATATGCCCACAATGTAGGTTGCCAAATGGTCAACACAAGATGGACTGTACTCATGTCTAAGTTCTATTGGAAGCTGAAGGCAGGTGGTGCTTTCAAGCCTATGAAGTATCAGATAACATACATTGTAACAAATCTGAATCGTAAACGAACCAAGCTAGTCTCTGGCAGACTACGTACATACCCTAGCAACAAGTGGGGATATGGCTACTGGTGCAACAAACATACAAGGAACTGAGATGAGTGATTACACTAGCTTCGACATTGTACTAACAGAACTGTACGGAAGCATGAAGGACAGTAGCGATACATTCCTAGAAGAACTTGAAACATGCCAAGACCCTGCTGAACTACTAGCCTTGATGAACGAATACGTCATGTTCTTACAGCATGCAACCTACCTAATGACAGACAGCATGATGACATCACGTCCTGCTAACAAGGGGGATTTACATTGATTCAGTTAACGTATGAAGCAGCCTTCATTATTGGGGCTGTATTTGGAACAGGTCTTTACCTGACGTGGAATAAAGCTGAGGCTTCGGGATATGAACAAGGATACGGTGACGCTTGCTATGACGTAGCCAAAGGAAACATCACCGTATCTCTTACACCTCCTAGTGAAATGGACCAGTAGCTTTAGCTGCTACCACTTCACCTTGTCTGCCCAGTAAGCGGCACTCATCTTACCTTTCTTGATGTTCTTAGCGTGTCTAGCCTTGAAACTAGCGCGCTTTTTCTTCATCTTCTCAGACTCTCCTGCTTTAGGTTTACCTGCTGTCTTGGCTCCTTGCTCACCGAAGCGGATGGTCTTGACCTGATCACCTTCCTTCGCCACCACAACGTGTGACTTAGTTGGGTGGTTTGGTGTACGTTTTGGTTTGTTGTAGCCTGAGACGCCCGCTCTTTCAAGTCTTGAATCCTTCTTAGCTGTCATACTTACTCCTAGTCTAGGGGAATACCCTTCTTAACTTTTTCATTAGTCATGTAACGCTGACGGTACGTAGGGTCTTTCAACACACGTGCTCTCAGTTTGTTACGTGGGCCTGTTCTAACACGATCAATCATCTTCTCTAGTCGAACCCTTCTAACTTCTTTAGGGAGGGACATGAATCGAGGATTGTTAGCAAACTCTGTTACTAGTTTATTTGTAGCTGTTGCAATGTCACGACGGTAATCACTGATCCACTCAGGAGGTAAATCAAGACCACGCCAATCTGCACCTGCACGTACCTTCTTAACATCCACTTCTTGTAGTAGCTTCTGTGCCGGTGTACGTTCAGAGTCATCTACAAACTTCATAGATAGGAAACTCTCTGTCATGGTCGGAGCAGGAGCAGGACCAAGCAAGCCAATCTCTTCTGGTAGTTGTTCACGTACAAGCGGGATACGTTGCATAATACGATCACCTATACGGCTGAACACATCTCCGCCTTGACCGGCCATACGTTCCTTGTCATCCACCGCACGAGCCACCTGTGATACAGCAGTCGGAATAGCTACACGAGCAACACCACTTACAGCAGACTCAATAGGCGAACCTTGAATATCAGTCACACCTGCAAGCAGGGTAGTGAAGTTTTCAAAGAATGTTTTCTGCATGATGTTCTGCTTGATAGAAGTTGAGATACCTTCCATCAATTCTTGTGACTTGTTCCAGTCTAGCTTGCCTTCTTCATATTCTTGGTGAATACGTTTAGCATCTGCAACCAAACCAAACACAGTAGCCCATGGCTCAATACGTCCGTAGTCAATCCACTGATCGCCAATCTGAATAGAGCGAGGAGGTAGTCCACGATCCTTCATGTACTGAGATTCACGTGCGTCACGAGGTGCACCAGTAATAGAGTCAGTGTCAATTAGCATTGCCAATGTACCCATCATTGCTGTACCAATAGCAGCACGAGCAATCAACTCATCTTCAGAGAAGTCGTAGTAAGCACCCATGCGCTGATCATCAATAATCTCATCGCCTTTAGAGTTTAGCTTTGTACCTGCTTTACCTAGAGGAGACTTCTTAATGATGATACCTGCAGGAGTGTAGGCAATAGCTTGCTTACCAATGTTCCAAGGTGTCTTGATGAACGGGACAAACAGTCTGATTCCCGGAGTTGCACCTACATACTCATGCAATCTACGAGGCGTACCAGTCAACTGAGACTGGAATAGCTCACGCAGTGCATACTCTTTAGACTGTTCATACGAACCCATCTTGCCAGTAACAGACTCTAAATGCTGACGGAAGTTAGCTAGGTATTCTTGATCGTCAAACTTACCACCCATCTCATCGAAGCGTACACCTGCTTTGTTCCTGACAAACCCTTCAAGGTAGCCATTGAACGTATCAGTAAACTCTTCTGGCTTACCTTTGGTGTCATCAGTAGCTTTCTTAGCAAGCTGCTTAGCTGCGTCAAACATACGGAAGAACGTCTTACCAAACTCATCGATTGCTACAGTAGCCTGAGTGGGGATGTTAATGTGACGTAGGTATTTAGCAAGAGGAATCTCACTATCCTCAAAGTCACGCCACACATTCTGCATGTAATCATAACGCTCATTGAACAAGTGCTGAACGGCATCGAGTACGTCACGCTCATTCTTGTACACTTCTTCAGCAGCTATACGTGCTTCTTGATCTGAACGCCCCTGCTTAGTTAGCTTACTAACCATGTCTTCTACAAGACCTTCACGCAATGCTGCAGTTAGTTGCTTACGTGTCTTACCTGTAGCCTTAGACATTTGAGACATGCTGATATCAATGTCCAATGGATAGCCTTTCTCAAAGCCTTTACGTCCCATAGCAATCATGGTTGGTAGTTGCATTGCAGCAGCTTTGTACGCAGCATTAATCTGAGCTACAGTGTAGCGGTCTTTACCGAACACTTTCTGAATAGCTGACTCAGCCATAGTATCTACATACGCATGTGCCATCTTAACTAGGACAGACGCAGCGTTGGCAAAGCCTGTACTAGCAAGACCAGAAAGCATGCTGTTAATACCGAAGCTGTTCACATAATCCATAGGAGTACGGGCAGGTTTACCATACTTACCCATAATCTTATGTATGTTCTCAGGATCAATAGGATTGCCTGTAGCTAGTTCAGCCGTCTCTAGTGCATCTTTAATTTTGTAAGCCGTAGTTTCGCACTTACCTAGAACACTACTCATTTACATTTCACCCCTAGAATTAGTTGAGTGATGACTCGGTTCTTCTTGTACTGCTTGTATTGCTCATCGTTCAAACGCTTAATACGTTTAAGTTCACGACCAACAGCAGACCATCCTGATTTTACACCTTCTTCCACACGTTGAATAGTACGCATATCACCAAGGAACTTAGCTACGTCACGTACAGCATTGTCCATCTGCAATCCGTGCATAATAGCCATAGTCTTTTCATCAGCTAAACCATCATTAGCTTCAATACGTTTCAATGCCTCAAGACCAGCCTTCATGTTATTGTCAGCAATCCTGAACAGATCACCTGCTAGACGAATCTCTGCAGGAGACAGCGTATTGTTAGCTTCAAATGTTTTAACCAACCAGTCAGCAGCATTGCGGTAGTTACCTTCAGTAATACCATCTTCAATGTCTTGACGTAAGAACTCAGCCTCACGACCAACCTTGTCCATAGTAATCTTGCCAGTGATGCCATCAACCTGCCAGTAACCACTCCACTCTTCGTCAGCCTTTTGCAATGCTTCACGTTGGAATGCTTCTTTACTTTCTGGAACTTCTTTACCTGCAGCAGCTTTAGGTTTACCTTTTAGTTTCAAGGCATCAGCCATCTGCTTGGTTTCTGTTGTACGTCTGTCAAAGTTAGCAACACGTGACAACAGTTTAGCTGCTGGCTTGATGCTAACACCCATAGAACCTGCTGACTTAGGACCAAGTTCTGGTACTGACATATCAGGCATAGCCGTAGGAGCTTCAGAGAGGCTCTGTACGGGGAGTTCTGGTGTAGGCTGCTGTGGTACATACTGTTGAGGTTGAGGACTCTTGTAGCCTAGCTGTGAAGCCTTAGCTGCCAATGCCTCATCTACGTTAACATCTGTACGTGTAGAAGGTTTATTAATCTTGACAAACGAAGGAACAGTACCGTCCTTTTTGTACTTAATGATTTCCTTCTTAGCTTCCTTCAACTGCTTAAAGCGTTCTGGTTGTTTCTGAATAAAGTCTAGTTCACCTAGACGTTGAGCACGACGAGCCTGTGCCTTGTTAATCTGCTCTTGTACAGCAGACATCTTAGCTTTCTTGTCAGGAGATTTCTTAGCAGTTGATAGCTTGTTGTACGCTTTACGTAGGTTAGCAATCTTTGTATCTAGCTGACTAATCTCATTCTTTAACGGAGCCTGATCCTTAGTGAAACGAGCTTGCTTAGCTGATGACGGCAAGGCAGCAATGTCCTCTTCCATATCAGCAATCTGTTTCTTGATGTCAGCGTTAATGTCAAAGTCTTCACCGACTTGTTTGATGCGCTCTAACTCAGCTTCCTTACCTATGTTACGGATGCGCTCCAACTCAGCTTCTTGTTCAGCTTTACGAGCTGCTTCAGCTTCATCACCTACACGACGGATGTTAGCTAGTTCTTCTGCACGGGCAAGAGGGTCAGCCATGTCAGGAACAAACTCATCTACCTGCCCTGAACTTGGAGCTAGGTCTTGACTAAATTCATTACCTGCTTGTTCTGCTTCTGCCTGTACCTGCTGCTCCATCTCAGCACGTTCTTCAGGTGTAGCTTTCTGGAATGCTTCCTGCAACTCCTTCTCGCTATCATACCCTAGCTTCTTAGCTATACGAGTACCTAGCTTAGCCAACGTAGGAGAGACGGCAGCAATTGTACCACCTAATCCTGCACCTATACCTGTAGTAACAGCAGAGGATTCACCAAACTCTTCACGAACAGGAGTAAGGAAACCTGCTGTACCACCTGCCGCTGTACCACCTGCAATGCGTAATACACGAGATGCTTTAGCTAAAGGGTTCATGAATGTAACAGGATCAAGAATAGCACCAACAATCAAACCAGACCATGACGCTACAGGGTTCATCTCCATTGCTACTTCAGCAATGAAGTCATCCTTATGAGAGGTGGTTCGATCACCAGTAACACGCTCTTGAATACCACGAGATGTAGAGGTAATCTCACGTGCAGCTTGACCAGTAAAAGACTTAAGGGCAGACAACTCCACCCCTTCATCTTTAAACTTCTTTGCCGTAGCTTCAACTAACTTCCTGTTAATCTCAGCGTTAGACATTGTGTCAAGCCACTGCTGTGGAATCTCTACCTCACCCAATGCAGGGTGATTTAGTTTAACTGTGGACATATTAGCCTCCCCAGCTTTCTTGTAGCGACTCCGCCGTAGTACCTATCTTAACTTCACCTTCTGTACTTTCTTCAGCAGGAGGATTAGGGTTAAAACCAACACGTTTAACTTCTTGAGTATAAGGATTAACCCAACCATACGTGGTTTCATACTGGAATGTTTCTGGGTTGTACTCTTTACCTAGAGATTTCCATTCCCAATCAGGAGAAGGTTTCTTAGCTGCTTCAGTAAGTTTTTTCTTATATGCAATGTCAGCTTCAGCCTTTTCTTTATTCAGCCTATCAATTTCTTCTTGACGCTTACGGTCATATTCATCTTTTTCCTTAACCTTAGCAAGTTCAAAGACTCTCATAGCTTCTTCCGTCATGCCCTGATTATTTAGCATACGAGCAAACAAAGCCAAGCCTTGAGGAGTTTCTAGGTTTAGGTTGGATGCCATGTCTTGAATCTGAGCAGCCTTATCTTCTTCACGTGTCTTAAGACCAAGCATACCACCAAGTTGTTCACCAAACATTTGACCTTGCAAGTAACCACCGCCGGCAACAACTGCGTTTAAGTCAGAAATACTACCACCACGTGGCATAGCTGCTTGTCGCTGAGCTGCTGCAATTTCAGCAATACGTTGGTCACGAATAGCTTCAGGAGTTGAAAACATCCCTGCAATTGTATTAGCCATTATCTACTCCTAGTTACGTCTTAGTGTGCCAAGCTGGTTAGCAAGTCCAGTAAACATACCTGCAGTGTTTAATCCAGCTGCGTAATTACTTGCTGCTGCGCCCATGCCGCCTGACAATAGTGCTTCTGCTGCTGCTGGAGACATAGCCGCTCCGCCTAAGTTACCACCAATCTCTAGTGGTTTAAGGCCAAGCTGCTCTACACCAATACCTGTATTAAATAAACCAGTACCACGAGCAATAGCTGCATCTAGTTCTGTTTGTGCTTGTGTACGTGCTTGTTGTGCAAGAGCTTGATCAGCCAATGAGCGTGACTGATTAAGTCCAAAGACATCAGGCTGCACCATACCAGTACCTGCACCTGCGCCTTCGCCTGCTAGACGCATACCTAGACGACCAGATCCGAACAAGTCTTGTTGCATGGCAAGGTTTTCTTGCTCACGTGCAGGACGCATCATTGACTGCATTTCATCGTAGTATTGCTGTGCGTTAGCTGTCGTGTCAAACGATGTAGGCATTGCCTGAGCAGCTGACTGCATCATCTGATCACGCCACGCTGCTAGAGCAGGGTCTAGTTCATAGCCAGCAGTTTGTGTTTCTGGGTTAAAGTAACTAGAGCCAAAGCCTGTCGTTACGCTGTATGGTTTAAATGTAGCCACATCTGCTGCTGCCTCTGCTGCTCGCTGCTGCGCTTTTGCTGCATCCTTGGCAGCCTGAGATTGTTTATAAGCACCGTAAGCGCCTAATGCAGTTTTACCTAAATCCCACCAACTCATTATATATTCCTCTTACCTTAAGATGTAAATGTGCGTAGACCGTCGCCTTCACTAGGCGCCACTGTCATAGTACCCGCTTGTACATTGTAGTAATGACCGTTGTCTGATTCGCTTGTGATTTTAATTTCAGTACCTACTTCAAGGTAAACATCAAGTGTAGATGAGCCACCAAAAGAACACACGTTAGTTCCCTTCAGTACACCATCTTGATATATCTTCTGTGTCGTGTTTCCTATATCACCGTAAGCAGTGCTATTACTAACAGTAAAGCGGTACGTCCCTGAGTACTTATTCGTAAACCTGAGATCAACCGGACCTTTTTGGAAGGCACGATAGTAAAGAATCTGATCAACACCAGTTAGACAATAACCGTGGAAGGGCCAAGACCCAGTGTATGTTTCCATAACACCTATCCAAGTACGGTCGCCCCACGTCACATTGGTAGAGTAATCACTTATCTCTGCCGCAGTGTAATCAACATAGTATTCACTTGTTCTGTTGTAGAAGTTAGAAATAGCAATAGGACCAGACTGAGGTATTTCTTCGTTAGCGCCAGTCGATACGTCACGGTTTCCTATATCAGATGTTACTTCAATTGTATGCTGGTTGTAGTTACCAATAGTATTCATTGTACAATACAGGCGCAGTGTACATGCTGAAGTAACAGTAAAATCATACGAACCGCTGTTACCTAGTGTGGTTTTATTTACACCGTCAACATACACGACTGTACTACGTGTAGCACCAGTATTATACCCACCTGCTGTAACCCTATACGTACCTGCCTGATCCAGAGTCATAGTAACATCGACTACGGAGTTGCCTGATGTCCATGCTTGGTCAGTCCAGAAACCATGGCGGTAGAATTGAGTTGATGTATTGATTGCAGGAAGAGCATCATACCCTGCTTCATATGTTCGCCAGAATACCCCGTTGTAACCAGCGTTGCCTCCAGACTCTGTCCATGACATGTTAGAGGCTGTACCTGTTACTTCCTGTGTACCTGATACATACGGGCCATTACGATAGTATTCATTTAACCCAATAGGATTAGACCCTCCAAACTCAGTCTGGATGTCGCCTAAGCTAATTGCTCCAGATGCTTGTAAAGTCATTACATTGTACCGTATGCTGTGATGTTACCAGTAACCGTTAAGTTACCTGCGTTGTCTAGTTTAAAGATGTTTGTCCCGTTGTATGCAATGTTAAGTACTAATGCACCATCGTCTTCAAACGTCCAGTTACCCATCTCAACAGAGTTAATTACAATATCTGCAGAAGGGTTGTTAATGCCTGACGATACTGCATTAGCAGCAGCAGTCTGTACAAACGCTGTAGTGGCGATTTGTGTAGTAGCAGTACCTGCAGAAGCAGTAGGGGCTGAAGGAGTACCTGAGAATGAAGGAGAGTCTAGGTTAGCTTTAGTAGCTACAGCCGTTTCAATGGCCTCAAACTCATCGTCAATCTCTGTACCCTTGACAATCTTTGCAGCGTTGCCAGAAGGAAGAGTATCCTTAGTAGCAAAGTCAGTTAGTTTAGTGTAGTTAGACATTAGTATACCCGTCCTTCTTTAGTGTAGATGTCTAGCTTCTGAATCGAGAGCTGACTTCCGTTAATCGTTGCTTCAAAACCTACCTGCAGGACACCACCTGAGCCACCGACAGGAGCACGAACTGTGTCTGACAATGTACCAACTGTGTATTCAGCAGTAGTGTTGTACTCTGCTACGCCATACTCAGCGTTAGCCTGTGATGCTATTTCAATAGGAAATGAACGGTAGCTGTCGTCATAATCATAACCAACTTTAAGTACGATGTCCTGACCACTACCACCAATCAATGTGGTTGACAGACGCTTCAAGAACTTCTGTTTAGTTGAGTCCCCGAAGTCAAAGTAGTTGGTGTAGTATTTGATTGTGTAGCCACTGCCATTATCTGTGTATCCGTAGTAACGTGACATACCGTCAATACCCGTAAAGTACAAAGTATTGTTAGCTTCAATCATGTTACTTTGCACTTGGTTATCCCAGACAGTAACACGTGCTGATCCATCCTCAAGCATAGAGCGAGTATCAAAACAGTACACACGTTGGTATTCAGGGATTAGCAGTAGATAGAAGGCTTCTGATGCAGAGTACACACTCTTCACCTTAGTAGGGTCACTGCCTAGCACCTGACGTACAAGGTCATCACGGATGTTCTTAGACAGGTCACGCATTGGTTGTGACTTCTCTTGAATCAAACGGCCAAGACTACGTAAGCCATCCTTAGCTAGGAACAAGATGTCAGTACCAGTGTTCTGTACACTATCACGTGAGATACAACCTACACCGTTAATAACCTCGACAAGGCGCATAGTGGCAGGGTTCAATGATGTATCGCCATCTGTATCTCCGTAGATAACTACGTTGTCTTTACAGAAGATAATCAAACGACCTGCGTGTGCACCCAGTGCAACAATCTCATCGTTACCTTTAACAAGTACAGATGATAGGTCAATGCTACCTGACGTGCCTGAGTTCCAGTTCGTACCATCTAGCAGATCAGACCAGTACACCGTTGTTTTATTCGTCTCAGTATCTGCTGCCCACAATCTACCGTATGCTGATAGAACAGTATTAGCACTAGGAGGAACACCATGTCCGGCATCCTCTAAATCCTCTAACGTACCAGTAGTAGGCTGGAAGTAAATAGGCTTGTAGTTACGATCAAACAAGAATGCTGCATCGTTTAGTGTAGCTGCTTGCCAGTTAGCCCCGCTAACCGTGTTATCACCACTGTACGTGACAGAAGTTAGAGTAGAGCCGTCTACAATGTAGAAGCCTGTGTCAGACCATGCACCGAAGTAACGTGTACCATTAATGTCAATGAACTCATGAGCACCTAACAGGTTAACGCCTGTGTGCCCTTCCGTTAATAGCTGCCAACCTTTACGTGCACCAAGACGACCATACTTATCTATAACACAGTTGTCTGCTTGCAATGCAAAGCCCGCAGCGAGAGTAATCGAACTCTCCTGAGTGTTGAGCCCGAAGAAGCCCGGAGCTGCAATACTTGCTGACTGTAGTGGTTTAGCCATTATACTTCCTGCCAGATTAGTTCTTCAGGGTGTTTGATTGCATCAAGACTGATGGCATCATTTAATGAACGATTAGCTGTCATGTATGCAGAGGACGCTGCAACACCACCGTCTTCACCACGCTCTTCAATAGCCTTAGCATAAGCAAGCATCAGGACAGGCTGAGTAGGTACGTTACATACATCAGCATCTGCGTCCATCTCTTGCTCACGTTGAATCACGTTAAAGCGTAATGTCTCGACAGCATCAGGAATAGGGTAGACATCAACGATTGTGTCACCGTCATTATCCACACCATTAAAAGAATAAAACATAGGGGAGCCAGTTTCAGGACTAGTCAATAGAAATTGTTTAGTCATCCACTTTGCTTCTTTATACTGTAAGTAATTATCCTCTGTGTCATTAAGAACTTCTAACACCTTGATGTTGTTCTGCGAACCAGTCAGGACATAAGAGAATACAGAGGGAGAAGTTGTTGCAGTAATAGTAGTACGTAGTGCACTCCAATCCCAACTATCTTCTACTTCTCGTTTAGCATCATTAATCAGGATACCAATTAATGAAGAATAAGAGTTTTCATTTACTGAAGAAACCTGACGTTCTCTAAGTCGCTTCAGTATGTTGTTTACCATTTGAAGGTATGTCATGTTGTTTCCTACTATATAGAAGAGGGTAGCATATTTTACTCAATATGTCAATACCCTCAGAGTAATTTATTACCATCAACTTCCGCTAGTAGCTGAATCCCAGTCACTGTCGAAGTCACTACCAAATCCATCGTTGTATGTATCACCAAATGAATCAGTGTATCCACCACCATACGTAGTACCGTCCATTGTCGTAACAGTAACACCGCCGCGTGGAGTACCACGTGATTGATTTCCGTAGTCTTCTAGCATAGCCCGATTAAACTCAGCTTCAGACACAAGGTTATGAGCACCAATAACACCTTGATTTGATGTGTAATTAGACACATCAAAGTTGTAGTTAGGTGTATAAGTACCGAACATTCCTTGAGCAGTCTGAGCAGGTGTATACTCTACTTGTCCTGTAATAGGATTACGTGTGTAGCTACCTATATTCTGATACGGACCAAATGCCATACCTGCTGAACGAATTGTAGAAGGGTCTTGACCCATAATACTAGCAACCAAAGAGTTATAAGGATTAGGAGTCGTAGTATCTAACGCTGCTGCAGACACTGGACCCATGCCACCACGTGCAATATCGGACCAAGTACGACTACCTACATTTGTTAGTAACCCTGAGTCTGGAATGTAGTCGTAGCGAGGTGCTGTACCTGACAAACCTTGTCCGTGCATTGCTGCATAGCGTTCAGCTTCATAGTCTTCCGCACCTTCTAATACCCTATCAGCTTCTTCTGGCGTCATGCCACCTGCGATTAAATCAGCCTTAGCTATTTCTATTGCCCGTGCACGTTGAATAGGATCAAGAACTTTACCAATTGCAGAAGCAAAAGGAATAGGCAAAAGACCCACAGCAGTAGAGGCTTTAAGACCACGGCCACTCAATAAGTCTGCAGCATCTTGTACTTTCTGTTGTTGTGTTCTTGGTAGTTGAGATTCATTACCATTATCAGAGTCTTGACGTACACATGCTTGTTGACGCTCATTCCAGTAATAACCCGTAGGACACTTTTGAACAACTACACCTAACTCAGTATCTGTTATTTCATTAGTGACAGGATCGACAGCAGTAGTGTCAAACATAGCACCACCACCTAAGATACCTTTTGCTCGTTGTGACGCAAGACGTTGCATATATTCATACATACTCTCCTGCGGTGTCTTATAGAACTTACTATCGTATGTAGCCATATTATCCTTCCCAACGTGCAGGACCATTAGTCCTTGTGTCTATATGTGTAAATGTTGCATAGCGTCCTACGCCACCTTTAATACCTTTATGGTCTAGAATAAACTCAACCACTTCAGCAACATCTGCAGGTTCTACGCCTGTTGCAACTACATCGCAAGCACGTCCTTTAGTGTGTTGAGAATTAGCAGACCCACCAACAGCGGTATTATGTTCATTGCAGCGACAAGCAGAGTTGATTTTAATAGGAACTTCAAGAGCGTCACGCAGAGTTTGAACAACGTCAAGCAGCTGTGCATCAACAGTGTCAAAGCCACAGCCACACTGACAAGCAAACTCTTCACGACTAAAGTTAGTTGATAGTTTCATTACTTCTTACCTTTGATTGATTCCACGACACCACCGCCAAAGTAAAAACCAACTATGGTTAGCATAATCTCACCAAGCCACATTTCATTGGCAAATCGTTTAGCTTCTTCTACGTTCTCTAGAGGGACTATGCCGTACAGAGAACCTAAAACACCATTTGCCATGATAAAGATGAAGACTGCAGTGAACATCAGAGCTAAGTATCGCTGTGCTAGTTTGAAGGGTGCATAGGCATTCATGATGTCTACTTTAGCCTTCGTCTTAGCAACAATCTCTTCTTCTGTGCTTGTGTGCATACTATCAATGAGGTCAATACCTTTGGAGATTACATCACCACTGCCGAAGATCTTACCTAGTATTCCAAACATAGCTTCACCTCATAAACCAGAATATAGCACTTACAGCGGCTGTAACAACAATCCAGAAGAGACGTTCAGCAAACTTACCAACACTCTGATTACTTCTCATAATCTCAGCAAGGCTGTCGATATCGTCCTCTGTCCTGTCCATACGCAGCTCTAGTCGGTCTACACGTTTGTTGTTACTTATTAGCTGTTCTTCTACTCGAACAATCTTAGTGACAGCATCAGTTAGCTTATCAATCTTTTGTTCAAGCCTGTCGAAACGAGACTCATCCATTGGTGTTAACCCTCCGCAGAGGCTTCAGCAATCGTTAGAGTACCAGCTTCAACCTGTCGCATAATCTCAGCATAGTGACGGTTAGCAGGGTCAAGTGGTACTGACATCTGGATGCCGTCAATGATTGCATTTATAGCACAGTTAGTTCCATCAATACCTACAGAGTAAACTGCTGAGTTAATAATCATTTTATTATCCATAGTTATAGCTCCGCATCCGCAGTCCAATCAAACTCAAAGAAATAATTTAAGTAGCCTGATGGGATTGATTTATATATTGAAAATTGGTCAGTGCCATTCTGATATACAGCAGTGTAGCTGGAGTTTGCTCCGTTAAGATTAACTGTCCCCGCTGTTCCGTTAAGCCCATAAATAGTAACTGAAGGAGCTACACGTTTAGTGACTTTATACCTAACTGGAGGATGTGTGTACGAATAAGCAGAATTAGATGCTATACGTTGATGCTCATAGTTTCCAGCATCTCCTATTCCACAAGTTTCGTAGTACCTCTGACACAACGCCAACTCTTCACCATAGCTACGGTGTTCAAATGGAGTTGCTACGCTTCCTAGTTCTAGTTGTACTTGAGTAAACTCATAGTAATCGCCAGTGTTAAACTGCTCTGCTATTTGAGCTTGAATGGCAACACGTTCATTATTAGGAGGGTTTACAGCAGTAAAAGTGTAAGAAATGCGATGCCAGTTACCATCAGGTGGACATACTACTTCTACGTTAGACCAGCTTGTTCCGTTATTTACACGAATACCTGCGGGTTTATTACAACGCATATACATAGAAGCAGTTACTATTGCCCCATCAGGAACATTGTCATCTTCAACCAATTGAAAAGCTGTAAGTTCTCCAGCGCCTGAACTACTTGTACATTCTACTCTTAATGCTTTTGAATGTACTCCGTTGATAGTGACGGAAGTTTTTTGAAATACCCCTATATGGTTATGATTAAATAATTTCCATCTATCTAAAGCGTAGCCATAAAAAACTGCTGTAGGGGAAGTATAATCCCCACGCTGACTTACTTTGAAGTCACCATTAATAATCAGATTCCTACGACCAGACAGCACCTGCTCAGTCGTGCCTTGTGTGCCGATAACATCAGCTAGTTCACGAGCTTTACTCATTGTGCGCTCCCTTATCTAAATGCGATTACTTTGATGTAACCAGAGGTTAGAACACCACTAGCTTCAGTAGGCGTATCTATATAGTCACTACCTGTACCGTCTAATCCTACATGGCTTGCCAAACTATCGTAAGGGAAGTTGTTGTTGGAAGTAGACCCCCAGTCAGGAGAGACGCCACCTTCGCCAATAGCGCAAACAATATGCGTATTCGAAATAGCCATCGCTATACCATAGTCGCCATTCTGAGCACCAAAGTTACCTAATGCCCCAAACACAATATGTGGCAGGGTGTCGTCATTAGCTACACGGAATAATCCCATCACCATCGTAGGAGTGCCTGATAAACCGTGTGCGTAGAATTGGTTTAATCCGTTAGACGTAGCTTCCCAGTCGCTTTCGTATTTCTCTGTAAATACAAGACCAGACTGAGTAGCTACATCATTAGTATTGAAGTTATCGCTACCGTTTATAACAGTTGCCATAAGAAACCTCCTATGGCTTCACAGGCCACACAACATCTTCAAGACTTGTGTAGCTGTTAGTGATGTCACGTAGAGCCTGACGGTAAGCTGTCTGTTCAGGAGTCATAGTCAAGTCAGACGATGCCCACCAATCAGTCTCAGCGATAAGACGGTCACGTTCTGCACGTAGTAGACGTAGAGGTTCTGCCGCTTCTAGTTCAGCCGCTTTAGCAAATACGTCAGCGACATTGAAACCCCAATCAGCAGGGTCAGTTGACTCAATAGCAGTGCCGTTAGAGTCTGCTCCAGTAACTTTGGAGAACATTGTAAGGAACTCTGCTTCACTTGAAGGAGTACCACGCAGTACCCACTCAGTGATGCCAAGAGCTGTAAGTGCTTGTGTAATCATTTGTGATATTCCTTATTGAGCGATTTCGTAAACTGTGATTGAACTACTGCTTTCAGAAAAGTTGTTTATATCCATATCAGTTCCACCATAAGGCGCAAACTGTAGGCTAATCTGCCTTGCATTAGTAGAGCCAGCGGATACAGACCAAGACTTATTTGTAGTATTATAATCCCACATAGGAGTACCCTGTAGGACATAAGCGTAGTTATCTAGAGAGGAGTTAGATAATGCTGTACCGTCATGTACTATGCGTATAGCGCCACCAATGTAGTTATTGTTTTGATACAGGTAATACATTGCCTCTGCTTGTATTATCAGTTGGCTATTAGAGAACTTAGGTGTAAAAGAAAATGAACTGCCAGCAGCTTCTGCAAAAGTGTAGTCAGCTTGGTTTGTTGTCTTTGTAGTAAAAACGTGCCTATACACCTGAACAACACTACCAGCTACATCAATCCCCAAGTCAGCCGCAGTAGGCGTAGAACCATCAGGTTTCTGGAGTTGGTCAACTTTTAGTATGCTTGCCATTATGCCGCTACCTCCGTTAATGTGACTGTTGACACATAACGAGCACCTGTAGTTGCAGTATCTTCATCTTCACCGCCCCCTGTGTTTATTTTAAGGGTCTGTCCTGACTGGATATGAACTTCAAAGGAGTACGTTACTTGTGAAGAAGTGTTAGGAGAATCCAAGTATTTCCATACTCGTGTATCAGCTTTAGTCCATTCATGCGTATCGCCAGATACAGGGAAAGATGCTCTATTCCTATAAGTACCTACCGAATCCCCTATACCTGCAGCTGTTCCGTTACGCATCATACGAACATGACCATATAGGTTTGTGGTTGTGCCTATACAGAGAGAGACCTCAACTAGTATTTTTGATGTAGAGGAAGTAGGAGTAATGTTTGTTGTCAGTACACCAATACCTAGCCACCCATCCGTACCATTATAAGCAGAAGCTCCTGTCACTGCTGTCTGAACTACCTGCAACACCTTACCAACACCTACAGACGGAATAGTTACCGTCTCTGTGCTTGTGCCATCTTCAGGAGACAGGATTAACTGTCCCCCAGATGGTTTATTTAATGCAATATTTGCCATATGTTTTATGTCCTCCCTAGAGAATTGTCTAAATATTTGATTGCTTTCATTAGACCCTCCTTAGAGTCCCCAAGTTTACCAATGCTTGTATTGCAATCGTGGCATAGCAAACCTCTGATTTTACCTGTTGTGTGGCAGTGGTCTACGCAGAATCTAGTACCGTTTCTATTTTCTGTCGCTCCACAAATACCACACTGTCCATTTTGCTGTTCATAAAGAACTTCATAATGCTCTACTGTGCATTCTATCCCTTGTTTTTTCCAATGGTTCTCAATACGTCTTTTGTACTGAGCAGGGTCATTGTAGCTTTCTTTGCTTTTGTCCGAGATACACTGCTTACAGTGAGATTTATAACCTGACTTTTTGCTACTTTCTTTATAGAAGTTAGTTACAGGAAGTTCTTTTTCACACTTGGTACAGACCTTTAAACAATCGTCCATACGCTCCCGTCATTGATGGTTACGGTAACTCCATCTGCGATTTCAATAGGGCCAAATGTTCCAGCGTTCTTATTAGTAGTTATCGTATAATCAGAAGAAACAACGGTTGAGTTTTCCCAGAAGATGCCTTCTTTAGCACCAGCTTCTAAAGGCTGACCACCCTGAGTGAATGTCGTAGCATCTACGTTACCAGAGACTGTAATGTTGCTCTGGAATGTACCACCAGTAGATGCACTAACTGTGTCTGCTACTAGGAAGTTACCAAAGGCAAAGACGTTAAGCTCATCACCAGCAGTTGCTCCTACTGTGAGAGTAATTGTGTCTGAAGTTGCTGTGTAGTCTGTTCCTTGTTCAAGCACCACACCATTCAAAGCGACAATTTCAGCACCAGCATTAAGAGCTAACACAACTGTATTGTCGTCAGCACCTGTAAATACTGTTTGACCTGAAGTTGCTGTATAAGCAAACTTATCCATTGTCTCAATAGAAGCGGATGAAGCCGCTACCCACAACGAGCCATCGTAAGCTCGCATCTCATTAGCTGTTGTATTAAAGTATAATGCACCTGCTACTAGAGGATCGCCATCGTTATCTACAGAAGGATCAGCAGACTTAGCACCAAGGTAACGGTCATCAAAGTTATCTAGTAGAGTAGCCGCAGAAGCCGCTGACTGAGCCGCTTGAGTAGCTGAAGTAGCCGCATTAGAGGCTGATGTACTAGCCGCTGAAGCACTATTAGCACTTGCAGTAGCAGAATTAGCCGCATTAGTCTCAGAGGTACTTGCCGCAGTTGCTGAATTAGCTGACGCTGTGGCACTATTTGCTGAAGCTGTCGCTGAGTTAGCTGAGTTAGTTGCAGAAGTTGCAGAAGCTGTAGCACTATTCGCTGAAGCTGTTGCAGAGTTACTCGCATTAGTTGCAGACGTACTAGCAGAGCTTGCAGAACCTGCCGAAGCTGTAGCTGAAGTAGCCGCATTGGTAGCTGAAGTTGATGCTTCAGATGCTTTAGTTGTAGCTGTAGTCGCTGAAGCCGCCGCAGAGGTCGCTGACGATGCGCTAGCAGTAGCCGATGTACTTGCACTAGTTGCAGAAGAACTCGCGTTAGACGCGCTTGTAGAGGCTTCTGAGGCTTTTGTAGTAGCAATACCAGCTTGTGTTGTTGCTATAGCCGCTTGAGCGGTTGCTGTAGCCGCATTAGTATCTGCTGTAAGTACCTCTGCCATATTGTCGGCAACTGAGTTTACATCAGCAATTGAGTCTGCGACAGTGTTTACATCAGCGATGTTAGACGCAACAATGTCAATGTTTGTAGTGATGGTAAGCTGACCGATAGCTTCCTCAGACTGTACTACAAGAACGTCAAGCTGACTTCCGCTAGGAACATCAGCTACGTCCAAGAATACAATAGAGTTATTAACGATGTCGTATTTACTACGGTCGTTAATGATTGTACCGTCAACTTCCAAACGACAATAGTTATCGCCCTTAATAGTTGTAGCAATTGGGAAAACCCGTGTTGCACCATCAAGGTCAAACGAAAATCGTGAAGGAGTTTCCATTATTACCTCATTTCTCTTGAAGTTGTTTGATAAAGTCCCTCAAGTACGATTGAGGAAATGGTAAAGTCATTTTCTGACGAGTCTTTGATCGTAATCTCAACATTACCTACTTTTGAAGCAATGTGTAGATCAAGGTCAGCCAGTGACTTGTCATGGGTTTTAGTGTAAGTTGTATCGTAATCCTTACGGTATACATCAGCATCAAACTGCCCTTCACCAGAGATTGTAATCTTCTTAATCAGAATCTTGTTAAGAGGAGTACGAACTTCTGTAAGTTTAGGGTAGTAGTCTGGTAATACAACTTTAGACTCGTATGGATACTCTACGCTGTTGTAGCTGACATCTACATTATCATCCTCTGTCTCCCAATCAAGTTGGAGTTGGTGATAGCGGTAGTCGGTGTCAGTTTTACAGATTACTAGAACAGTTGATTCCAACTGGAAGTATTCGTAAGAGTTTGTATCCAAGCCTTCAAACAGAGTCCAAGTAGACCATGCCGACTGAATACGTTTATTACCATCATCTTTAAAGTTGTATAGATATACAGTATTGTCGTTAGTACAACATAGAACATACCCTAGTACACCATCAACTACTAACTTCTTAATTGGGTGAGTTAGGTAAGTAGGTGTAGAGACGTTAAGGTCAATACCTTTAACGCTTAGGTTGTCTGACTTGATGTACTCACGTAGTTGCTGACGGTTATCTGTAGTTGAAATAAAGTACAGACTGTCGTTTACAACAACTGGTTCTACATCAATAGCCATTGGGTAGTTAGTTGTATTGTTTAGAGATACTGTAGAAGGTCCGAAGATACCTTCGCTGACTAGCTCATACTGAGCATACTTTGTAAAGATATACAAAGAGTTGTTAAACGGCTTGGTGTAGTAGATTTTACTAGCTTGGTTTGTAGAGATAGTGATATCAATCATATCTGTATCTACAATGTCAACAGCCGTTGTTGCATAGAAGTTTGTGTAGTTAGCCGCTTCTGTTAGTGATACAGAGTCTTCTGAAGCTACGCCTAAGCGGTTCTTGTAGAAGAACAAGTCTTGTATCTCACGACCAACAAACGATGGGTCTGGGTTGTTATCAATGTTACCCACACGAGGTGTTGACCAATCAACTAGGTCAAACGTAAAGGTAGCTACACCACCAACCAAAGCTGTACGGTCAAGTTTAACTGGCATATTCACCAGTTTACCACGGTTCTCCGCAGGGTCTAGTGTTTCAACCCAAGAGCTACCTGACCAATGTACAAAGTAATCAGTGAAGGTGTTGTTTTCGTCACCTAGAATCTTGACGTATACATCGTGGAAAGGCATATCTTTAGGTAGGTCAGTAATTTTGTTTACCTCACCCTTCCAGCCTTCAGATGCTTGGTTACCCCAAGAGTCCCATGAGCTGAACGTAAAGTCAGCACCATCGTCTTTATAAATTTTTAGAATAGAACCACGTACTTCAGCAGTGAATCCTGCTACGTTAGCTTCGTTAACTGTAAAGTCAACAACAACTGTTTGACCAAAGGGGTCGTAGTCAGCTACACGAGCAAAGAAGCCGTACATACCTGTAGATGAGCTGTAAGTCCAATCTGATACGTCTACAAGACTAGCGTTAGCACCAAAGTCAGGAGCAGTTACACCAGTCTTACCAGTACCAAGATAGAAAGTAATCTCTTTGTAGTTCTGTGTCTGGGCTAGTGATAGTTCACCTGAGTATGCAATAGCTGTTGCCGCATTAATCTTATCGGCAAGCAACTGAGCCGCTACGTCTGAGTCTTCTGCACCTGTTGGCGGGTCTGCTTCAACGCTATCACCAGCCGCGGCAGGTTTGTTAGGGTCTACAGCAAACGTAGTATTGTTTAGGTATACTGCGTAGTTAAATGGGTTGTACCGATCACCAGAGCCACGCTTAATCCAGTAGAAAGCTACACGATCATAATCAGCTTGTAGTGGGTACGTTTCAGTTGTGTCAATATTAACTGTAGCACTCTTTGAGAATACCCAAGTACGGTCTTGTACAGTCAAACCTTTGAGATCACCAGAGGCTAAGTAGTTTTTAATAGCTGTTTCGTTGTCAGCGTTATACTCAACATTCATCAACTGACCAGCTTTGTTGTAAATCTGTACTGGATCGCCTGAAAGATTAGGAGTCTCTAGCATGATGTATTCTTCGTCATCTTCACCACGGTCATACGTGTGGAATACACGAGCTGTTTCCATGAAAGGAAAACTAGAGAAAGCACGACGAGCAACAAATTTAGCAGGTGGTCGTTTCTGTAATCCCTGTACTAGGTCAGGAACACAGTTAGTCATTTCTTTACATTGGTTATCTAGGATAAGTTCGGGTTTCTGTTGAGATACACCGTTAAAGAACGGAGGGTAAACTTTATTAATCTTAGCCATTTACTCTCCTCCTAGATTAATGCTGTTGGGTTTGTACCACGGTCAATAAGTCGTGAACCTTTGATTAGGTTAAACTTAGATTGTTTTAGGTTTTCACGTTCAACCTTGATACGCTGTAGGTTAACTTTGTTATCAAGTTCTTTCTGAGTTGTTTCGTCACCATTCAAGTATACATGAAGGTGTTTAGCCGCAACCAATACCACATAGGTACGGAATACGTCTGGAATATTGTCAAATGTAATTTCTAGGCGTACTGTAAGTTCCACTGGGTCAGTGAAGACACCTGTCATTTGTTCTTTATCGTAAAGGTTACCACCTTCTACAAAGTAATCTGTATCTTCAAATGCGATAAGGTTAGGTGGTAGTGTGATGTAACCATCGGTATCTGGTTGGTAAGTTACATCAAAGGTATTAAACCAGTATTTGTTTTCTTGTTCTTCTCGTAGTGTTTCCTGAAGAACTGTACGTGCTATAACTGCCTCATGCCCTTCAGGAAGGCTATCAATAGTTACAGACGAAGGAATAGGAAGCTCACCGATATAACGGAGCATCCTGTTAATTGCGTCTAATTCAGTCATTGTAGTTGTCCTTGTTTAGTAAATAGCCTTTAGAGTAGACACCCCGAAGGATGCCTACGAAAAGGCTACTAAATAACCTTATGCGTTACCGCCAGTGATAACACAAGAACAAGCTGGCTTAAGGACACCCATACCGTAAGAGTAGTAAGTAGTCATTAGAGTAGCTAGTTGTTCTGGGATGTAGTTAACTTCAGAAGTAACGTCCATCAATTTAGCAACAGCAACAGCTTCGCTAGTGAATAGAAGAGCTTTCAGCTTCTTGTTAGTACCACCAACGTCTACAGCCTGATCTACTGGTACGTAGTTAGACTTGTAGATGCGGATACCAGCAACTTCCATAACAGTACCTTTGTTGATACCGCCATTGTCGCCAGAAGTGATGTCTTTGTTCACTGCATCAGACTGTGCAAGGTAAGAGTAAACTACTGGAGATACAACTAGGTATTTCTCACCAGCAACGTCTTTCTCTTCCATAGCCGCAGAAGCCGCGAATACTGCTTCGATAAGAGCATCGCCTTTAGCTTTTGGAGTAGCACCAGAATCGATTACATCGTTGTTTACTTCAGTACCGTCAGCCTGTACCGCAGAACCACCGATAGTACCAGAAGTCTGTGATGCAGTAACAAGTTGCTGTGCAACAGCTTTGTCGATCTTAACAGCTAGAGCTTCACCAGCCTGTTTAGCTAGTTCACCACGAGTTTCGAAGTGAAGAACTTTCTCTTCAAACTTGTCTACAGCTAGTGCGTAGTATTCAAGAGCATCGATGTTGATGATACGCTCTTTAACAGCAATTGCAGACATAGTAAGCTCAGTTCCCGGAACGTGAGTGTTAGTGTCTGAATCAGAAGACTGACCAATTACTGGGATAGAGATAGAAGAACCAGAGTCGATAGACTTAGTAGTTACAAGGTCCAAGAAAACTTGTTTACGGTCGAATGCAGTTAGAACTGAACCGTAGTAGATTTCTAGGGCGTTTTCCATTTCGGTCGGTAGACCACGAGTAGCGGCATTGTTGTTGCCGATGTTATTTACAGTTAGAGCCATTTTGATTACCTCAAATGTTTGTGATTTATGTATTAAGTAAATCTCTTAGCTTTTATTTGGGTTTCCTCTTTAAGTTGTCCTAGATAGCAGGGCGCATCATACTATTGTCGGGCTTACAGAATACTAATAAATACAAGCATCGGAGGGTGTCTCTTTAAATAAGATAGTCCCAAGGGGTAAAGGAGACGAAATCCCCAAGGGACTAAACTGGTTAGAGTAAACCTTTCTTACGAGCCGCTAAGTACCGTTGATCAACCATATTGGTGAACTTAGCATCTTTACCGTATAAGCGGTTAGTCATGTCTCGTTGCCACTCGTTCTTATTCGAGTAGGGTTGTACACCGCTTGCTGGAGCATTGCCCTCAAGCCTACGGGCTTCACGAGGGGTTGACTGTCCACGTTTTAGGTTCATATACTCTAGGGTTCGCTTCATGCGATCCACATCCATACTATCGACTGCATCATTGTATTCTTTGATAGTTGCAGGTTCGATATTCTCGGATGCCCAGTTTATAAGTTCTACATATGACTCCTGACCACCTACAGAGGAGTAGATGTCAGTCTGGATGCTACTAGCATAAGCCTGTTGGCCTCGGATATAAGCATCAACTTGATCACGACTAAACCCAGCTTTCTGGAGTTCAGCGTATGAATCATCTGAGAGACTACCATTAGCTACGAACTCTTGTTCAAACTTGGTAGCGTCGAAAGAGCCAGTCTCGGCTGTTTCTGATTGAGAGTCTTGGGTGTCAGCAGATTCCACTTGTTGTGGTTCTTCCTTCGGCTGTCCCATTTTCTTCTCAAGTTCTTGATAAGCGGCAAGCAAATCTTCTTGTGATTTAAACTTACCTGCAATCAATTCTTCCTGTGGAGTACCGTCTTCGTTGTAGCCTTCAGGCATACCAGATTCACGTTCCTCTTTGGACTGTTGTGATTCTTGGTAACGAGCGATAGCTTCCTGCTCAACGATTTCTCGTTCAGATAGCTGTGGAGCCTCCTGAGAGGCTTCCTGAGCTACGTTAGCTTCATCAGACATACATTATTCCTCCGTGCTAGAAGTCGCCTTAGAACGGCTCTTAGGAGCTGGTGGAGGGGTCATGTCGATTGAATTAGGGTAACCCGCTTTAGCTTCCTCTTCTTTATCACGAAGGAAGTAATCAGCGTCAGTGATGGTGTTTGCGTTTTTCTTTTTAAACGCTTCTTGTTTCAATTCGTAATGTGATTTCTGTCGTGCCATTATATTCTCCTTTATGGGTATTAGCCTTGTACTGCCTGTTGCATAGCTTGTCCAGCCGCACCAGTAGCACCATCAATTAAGCCACCCATTCCTTGTTGCATCATCTGTTGTTGTTGAGCCGCTTGCTGTTCCTGTGCAATCTGTTCCTCACTCTTAATCAGGTTAGTTGTATCAAGAGCAAGGCTATTAGCAATACGGTCAATGTAAGCACCAACGTTAAGGCGGCTCAGAATAATATCTGGAGCACCTAGTTCTTGGATCAATTGGTTAAACTGACGAATCTTGTCAAGTTCTACGTTACGTCCCAATGCCTCAACACCTGTTACAATAGCAATATCAATACCAAGTGACTTAACGTCAGCTTTAGACTGTGCCATTAGTAGGCTTGCTAGTGGGCGTTGGAGTTCTAGGGATAGGATTGAGTAAACACCACCTAGTGATTTCTCTAGGTCAGCCGCCATGTAACGAATCTCAGTAGCGGTTGTACGCTCAGAGTCACGTGTAGAGGCAACTAGGAATGCTTGCTCAAGACGACGAGTCAAATCCTGAACCATCTGCATCGGTGTTTGAAGGTCACCGCCTTTATCAACACGTAGTGTGGTGATGTCTTGCTCTAGGTCGCCAAGGATACATACACCGTTCTCAGCTTCGTTGATATCATCAACATCAATAACTGAACCTGCACGTTTACCGAAGATTACTCGTGACATCACTGAAGATGCTTCTAGGAGTAGTTGGTAAAGTGCTTCTAGCGAACGGAAATCACCAAGGTACTGTTCGACAAGACCACGACCGTAGCTTTCGCCATTGATCGATGTCCAACGTAGTGGGATAAAGGGTAGTTGATCTTCTTTGTAAGTTACGTCAGAACCTTCTACGAAGATACCTTCAACTTCTTGGAACTCATACCAAGTACCATCTTTCTTGATAGCACGTGTGTAGATTGTAACTTTTGTAGCGTCCTGAATATCAGGGTCTTGAGCTAACTGCTCAATCAAATCTTCTGGTAATGTGTCTTTGGTTACAGCTTCCTTACAGATAATCTCTGTTGGGTTACCTGAGTAATCACGAGCGACAACGTAGTTAGCCATCTTGTATGACTTGATACCAGTCTTTGTTTTGTATAGAAGAGCATTACCACCAATAATAAGAGACTTGATGGCCTCAAAGATGGGTACTCGCAGAGCTTCACGCTCAATCTGCTTCATCATCTCTTGTTCGATGACTACTAGATTCTTTTCAAGTTCGGTGTCAGCTCCCTGCTGTTTAGCGAAGTCTACAACTTCTGGGTTAGGGAGGAGACGGAAGAAAGAGGCGTTTGGAGGTAGTAAAGCAAGCAGTAGCTTACTAGCAAGGTTGTGGACCAAGCGACTACCAACCGCCTGATAAGGAGTGTCTAAGTCATCTGACTCTGTGTGACCATCATCGGTTACAACAGAAGGGATGGTTAGCTTAGAGCACTCCCTAGCACGATCTAGTACAGCAGAGCGGTCAGCATCAAGTTTAGAGAACTTTTCTTTGGAAGCACTGTTGAGTGCCAGTAGTTCTTCAACTGTGTAGCTTTCTACTGCCATTATAAATTACCTTAGTTTTTAGTTGCTGTAGTACCAGTACCAACTGTACCTGCGCCAGCATCACCAGTAGTCACAGGAATCTGTAGTGACTTAGTGCCTGACTTAAGAGCTTCCTGCTTACGCTTCATTTCTTCTTCAGGTGTTACAGCATCTTCTTGTGTAGCCGCTTCAGCAGGTTGTGGAGCCGCAGGAGGTGGAGTGTACACTGGTTTCTCAACAACTTCAGTTTTGCCTTTACCACCGCCATTCATTAGACGTTCGATTTCTACGATAAACATATAGTTCCTCACTATTATAATTTCAATTTGTTGTATGCTTTCGCAACTTCTTCTGGTTCGTATATGTAGGCTTCGTACAACATTGTACCTTGCATCCTATTGCCTATACGACGAGAGTCATCACTAGCATAATAATTTTCAAGAGGTAAGCCAGAATCAACACTTATATAGCCAGCTTGCTTGGAGAGTAAGTAAGATGCTCTGCCTCTCCTGTATTCTGGTCTTACATATAAGTAAGTTTGACCAATTGTAGGAGGACGTAGCCCGTAATAAGTATTGTATATAAAACTAGAAAAGCCAATTACCTCATCGCCTTTCTTCGCTAAGTAGATACCCCAGTGATATTTCACAAACGCATCTATGTCAGCTGTACCGTATCCAAAGATTTCCTTAGAGAAGTCTTTAAGCATTTCCTCTAATTGGTCTTGGTAACGATTATCATAATTAATAATTTCCATAGCTAACCTTTAACTTTCTCTAAGTATTCTTCAAGATAACTAATAACCTCTTGGTTACCAATCAGTTGGTTTATCTTTTCGATACTTTTAGATTCTTTAGGTAATCTATTAGGAAACTTTAAGTATAAAATATCTAATACAAACTGTATGTCTGCTTGAATATTTTTCATGTTAAAATCTCACTTTATTCTAAAGGGTCGTTTTCGGAGCAGAACCCCCTATTCTGGGGGATTCCACAATACTATTTCTTCGCCATTCCACTGGTGCATATTAGCCAATCTCATTGTCCAAATAGCTTCTTCCTCAGTTTGATCCTTACTTAAATAAGTTTCAACTACTGCATCCCAAAGTTCTTTTTCAGTTTTACAATCAGCTAGTATTTTACGAGCACGTTTATCACCAATACCTTTACAGCCTTTGTAGCCATCGGAAGTATCACCAGTCAATGTTTGGTAATAAGCAAACCAGATAGCGTCAAACTCTTTGGTAGTGACCCACTCGTCTTTACCGTAGTTATAGTGAGTGCCTATAGTCTGGTACAGAACATCTTTATCATACGCACACAGAACAACATCTTCATCTGAAGTTGTCTTGTACCAAACGACATAATCGTCAGCTTCATAACCATCAGTAGTTATAGAAGGGTAACTATTTTTTGCATATTCGGTGATTTCTGAAAACCCAGTTGCTTTTCTCAAGCCAATACGGTTATCTTTGTAGGAGGTAGGAATGGATAAACGGAAGTTATTTTTGCCAGAGAACACCAGCAGGAGGTCATCACACTCAGTAGCGAACATGATGTTGTCGATCAGTTGATCAAACGTTTTGAAACATTGCTCTAAGTTAGTGTCGTAAGTAATGTCGGGTGAGTCTTCGTGACCCACCTCAACATCAAACTCATTCCAGTAAGTTTTTTCCTCAATGGCAAAACCTACCTTATAGAGCAAGGAGTCAGCATCAATCAGTGCTTTCATCCTCAAGTTCCTCTTCAACGTAAGATTCTTCAATTTCATCGATACATTCAATAATGTATTCAGTTTTTACAAGACCGTTATTATCCAAGGCGTACTGTACAGCTTTATCAATCACTGAGTAACCATGCTCACGGTTGTAGTAATGTAGACCAGCAAGGTGACAGGCTTCAGCAATGTAGCTGTTCATAAACTTCATAGTAGCAGAGGCTTCTGGGAAGTCGTCTAGGGATGTTGCAACAGCTTCTAGGTAGTTAACAGAAAATGTTGCGTACACGCTAATCATAGACACTACCTGTTCTTTGGTAACTGTATCGCCAGTCATTGCAATAATGTCTAGGAAAGTATCTTTAAGGTCTTCGTTGTCTGCTAGGGGTAGTGTGCGTGTAAAATTGTATGCTTTAAATAGGCTCATCAATGTCTCCTTATCGTGAGGCTAGTAGTGATTTTCGTTTATCAATTGTGTTGATCGTGTAGGTTGAGCTTGACCACCCACCACAATCATTACAGCGGTATCGTTGATACTGACCTTTATTGGTGTAGTGGAAACCTCGCTTATGTAGGTCGTCAGAACCACACTTAGGACAACAAGTATCATCGTGATCTTCCATTACGTTTACGTTAGGGTGATTAGGCATCCAAGGCATCAGCTTGAGGTAGAGTTCTTCAAGAGAGATAACATCCATACGGTTGTACTCTTCCATCTCATCCCATGCTTCCTCATTACCTTCCATACACTCATTCCAGAGCTTCCAACCCGCGAACTTGGCATGGTCTAGTTTCTGGTCCTCACACAGGTTAGCAGTAAGATATGCTAGTTTGTTTGAGGTGAAGTTGAAGGTACGTTTGGCTACCTTAACAGTGTCCACAGACTTATAAGGAGAAGGTGGAGCAAAGCCATTAAGAATAAACCGAGCATTAATCTTTGGAATATCGAATTTGTCGCCATTATGAGCAACAACAACATCAGCTTCTTGTAGTAGCTCGTGCAGTCTCGTTAGTAGACGTTTGTCGTCACCGATATTACTACGGCAATCCATATACTCTACACCTGCTTTACCTAGCCATTTAGCCGCAAAGGACATGATGTACCAGTCTTCTTCGATCTGATCAAGGGAAACGTTTTGTTTCCACAGCGACCATACCTTACCCATAATAGGTGAGGTTTCAATATCGATTATTAGTACCTTAGCCATTCTTCGTCTCCTGCATCTTAGCCCAACGTTTCTGTACTTCCTCAGTACCCATCCACATATCCTTACCTTTGATCACTGCTGTCAGCTCACGAGGTGTTAGGAATCCTGCGTATAGTTTCTTGAAGGTAGCGGTAATGTTCTTGTCAGAGAAGTTGACGTAATCAATAATCTCGTGACCTTTACCACCCGCACCACCTGAGTAGTTGTGAATCATAAATGAGGTGAAGTCTTCTACTTCTAGTTCGTCACAGCTAAGAGCTATAATTGTACCAGCAGAAGCTACTGTACCAGTTAATCGTGCCACTACAGGGGCGTTAGAGCGCTTGATAGAGGCGATAATCTTGAAGGCTGAGTCAATGTACCCACCTGCTGTATTGAGGTGTAGCACTACCTTCTCGTCCTTCTTAGAGGTTTCTAGTACGTGACACAATTTGTCATAGGTGTATGGCGCGTTAATCTCATCAGAGACATATGCCTGAATCAGGTTGTCTTCCTTGATAATAGGTACAGGGTCATCCCATACGTCTTTTGGTTTGTCTTTACCTAGTAGTTCCTGTAGGTCAATAAGTTCCATAATGTCTCCTTTATGGGGATTAGTAAGTAAACTCGCCTGTCATACCTGAGACTGCATAGTCAGTCACTCGCTTCTCAAAGAAGTTGGCAAAAGATGAACCGTTGTTTAGTTCGTCCATCCAAGGCAGAGGGTTGGTTTCAATTTCAAAATTAGGTTTAAGACCAAGTTGCACTAGGCGACGGTCAGCGATGTATTCAATGTATCTACATAGGTCATCAACATCTAGGTTAGGTGGTTGATACTCTGCGTATGCAAAGTGAATGAAATCGTGTTCCATACGGACAATCTCACGAGCCATATTGTAGATACCAAGTTTAAAAGCATCGTTAACTTCATTTGGATTCTCTTCACACCAAACTCGGAAGAGCTTGGCGTTACCCTCTACGTGTAGTGATTCATCACGCAGTGACCATTCGTTAACTGTACACATACCCAGATACTTACCGACACGTTCAAAGTTTTTCAACATAATAAACGAACCGAATAGTGAGATACCTTCTAGCAAGATACCTTTAGCTAGTTTCAAGCCAAAGTTACCATGTGTAGGCATTCGCATATAAGCATCTTTCTCACGAGTCTCAAGGTGTTTCAAGAAGTCTGTGTAGTAACTGTCTGGAAATCCTAGAGATTCGTTGAGGTGGGCATAGCCTTTTTGGTGTTCAAACTCACGACACATAAATGAAGTGAGCATCCCACGTACTTCGTTGTTCTTGATGTCATTCAAGAGTGGTAGATAGTTATTAGCAACATTGAAGTCAGACTGAGTAAAGATAGAAAGAATGTTACGAATAAATAGACGTTCGCCTTCATCAGCTTTCTTGTAATCCTCTACGTCTTTGCTCATCTCAACTTCGTCAGTGACCCAGTGTAAGTCTTCTGACTGTTTACGGTATTGCTCTGCCCAAGGGTAGGCAAAAGGTTTGTACGTTGTACTGTACTCATTTAGCATTGTTGTTATCCTTCACAGGCTAGGCACGTATCCAGTGTACCCTGTACACCATCCTCTAATTTGTTACGTTCAATCTGAACATTTACCTTCTCGGTTTTCTTAGCCGCTTCGGTACGTAGGTAGTAGAGACCCTTAACAGGACGACCAACATCATCAGCAGGTCGGAAAGCTCTACGGTGTACCATGTTTACAAACGACTTAGATTCACCATTACGGAAGAACAAGTTTACTGACTGTCCCTGACACAGAAACTCTTGACGAGCACGGGCGTGTTCTACAACCCACCTTTGATCAAGTTCAAATGCTGTTTTAAAGACTTCCTTGTCCTCCTCAGATAGAACGTCAAGGTGTTGGACAGACCCATCATGGCTAACGATAGAGTCCCAAACTTCTTTTGTGTTGAGGCCGAGAGCGTCAAGTCTTTGCTCAAGAGCTGGAGTCTTAACGAGATATGAACCCACACGCGTCTTGTGGGTATAAGCGTTAGACGCACGAGGTTCAATAGAAGGGCTAACACCCAGAATAATGGAACTGTTACTATTAGGAGCAATAGCAAGTAGGTGAGTGTTGCGAACGCCATAGCCAACTGCATCTGGGGCTTCTCCTCTTTCTATAGCTAACCACTTGGTAGCTTCGTTTGCTTTAGACTTAATGTTGTTAAACATCCCTTTGTTGATAGAGATCGCTAGACCACTCTCAAATGGGATACCTTTAGCCATCAGGTAATCATGGAAACCCATAGCACCTAGACCAAGTGAACGCTCACGTTGAGCCGAATAGCGTGTCTTATTTAGCTCATCAGGTGCATTGTCAATGAAGAACTGCAAGACGTTATCAAGCATCTCAATCAGATCAGGAATAAAGAACTCATCATTCTTCCATTCATCAAACTTAGCTAGGTTCACTGAAGACAGACAGCAGACTGCTGAACGTTCATCATTAGTAGGTAGGTGTATTTCGTTACATAGATTACTACCATGTATCTTCAGCCCCCTCTCTTTCAATGCAGGGTGTAGCTGACGGTTAGCTTCATCAAGGAAGTTGATGTAAGGCTCACCAGTACGGAAACGGGTAGTTAGTATCTCTTCCCAAACTTCACGAGCAGGTATAGTCTCTTCTTCTTCACCTGTATGTGGGTTGATCAGTGACCAATCATAGTCGTTCTCAACTGCATCTAGGAAAGCATCAGAGATGTTCACACCGTGGTGGAGGTTCAGGTTCTTACGGTTAAGATCACCAGTTGGTGTACGCATCTTAATGAAGTCCAGAATCTCTGGGTGTGATACGTCTAGGTAAGCCGCATAGCTACCACGACGAGTCTTGCCTTGTTTGTAAGCAAGCATATCTGCGTCAACTGTGTGCATGAAGCCCAGAGTACCCGAAGAAATCTCATCCATTGGACGGACATCAGACCAGTGACCACCAACACCACCGCCCTTGACAGTCAACCAACGCTCTTCAGCAGTATGGTCACACAGCCCATTGAGGGTGTCAGGTACGTAGGTAAGGAAACAACTAATCGGTAAGCCCTTAGGAGTTTCTCCTGCAACAGGTGCGTTGCTTAGTATAGGTGAACTATACATGAACCATTCTTTGCTCAAATAACCCTGTAATCGCTCAGAATGAGCAGGATTTGAGGCATAACAGTCAGAAGCACGTTTGAAGGCTTCTTGTATCGTCTCGTTTGGACGACAGTAGTGTTTCTTGAGTAGCGTTTGAGCAAACTCATTCATCGGCATAATCCTCTAATAGCATCTCAAGGTAGTGTATAGCCTTGAGTATATCTTCTTTACCATTCTTTTTAGAGTGACGAGTTACGTACTTGATTACGTTCGCTTCTCTATAAGGAATATTATTTTTAACAATAAACTCTATAGGTTGGATAGCCATCTGGTAATGACTACCTCCAACTTGTTTAGTGGACACCTGTATCTCCTTCTTTGATAAAGATACCATGTTCGTTCATATAACCTTTACGATCCTTGATATCCTCGTAGGCAACCTTGAAACACTCGTTAAGGTCAGTGCCCATCTGATTAGCGATAATTGTTAGGACCACTAGACAGTCCCCAATATCGTCTCGAACGTCCCGACCCTTGGCTACGTTGTCTGCAAGCTCTCCCATCTCGGAGACTAGCTTGAGCATCTGTACTTGTGGAGTTGAGTTGCGTAGTAGCTGTCGGTCTTTCGCCCATCGTAGTGTTCTCTCTTCAAAGTATTCTAGTGATTTAAAGAATTGCATATCGTCTCCTAGTGTGTTTCTGCCCATGAATCACCAATGTCAGCAGAGCCTCGTAGTGGGATTCGGAAGTTTAAGTGTTTGGTTACATCGTCAAAGGAAGCCTCGGCAATCTTTGCGACATCTTCAGCAATCTCTTCGTCACATTCTATCTGTACCTCATCGTGTACGTTTAGAACGAACTCGTATTGATCACCAGTTTTGTATTTCTTGGCTAAGTTGCCATCTAAGAATATTAGGTAGTATTTCATAACCAACGCTCCCGCACCCTGAAGCAAAGTGTTTAGTGCTGAGTGACTAGAGCGAATGTGGTAAGGGTTTTTGTCTAAGGCTTTGAGGTGTCCGTTCTTTTTGTAAGCACCTTCAACTGCGTCTAGTAGGAGCTTGAAAGCAGGTGTTTTACGTAAGAAGTTCTGACGTAGCTTACGACCATCCTCAGCTCTATCGCTACCAAGTACAGACGCTAACTTGACATCACCCGCACCATACATCATGGCATAGATAGTAGTCTTGGCATCGTCCCTAGTAGGTACACCGAACGCTCTCTGGTTGACAGAGTGAACGTCAGTTTTATCTTCTTTCTGACCTTGATCTACAATACGCCCATACGCACCGTTATCGTGAGAAGCCATATAGTGACTAAGAGTACGAAGCTCCAAAGCATCAGCATCACAACCGACAAGTTTCTTACCTTTAGGTACACAGAATAGCGTTCTAGCCTCGTGACCTTTGTAGGCTCTTCCAGAAGGAACTTGAGCCATGTTAGGGTTGCTGTGAGTACAACGGCGAGACACAGCCCCAAGAGTGTTAACCCGACCATGAATACGATTATCATTTTTCACCATCTTCAGCCATGCGTTGTCTCCCTCGGCAAGCTGTCCTATTAGTTTTTTAACGTTGAAGTAATGAGCTAGTATCTTACCTTCGGGAAACGTAAGAGATTCAAGCACAGCCTCGTTGATGATAACTGATCCTTTTTCCGTAAAGTTAGTCGGCTTCCAACCATAGACTTCTGATAACCATCGTGCAATGTGCTGACGGCTAGACGGATTGAAGGCGACTTTCTTGAAATATCCCCACTCGCCCTTATCGTTGTAATGGCAACCAAGCGCCTCTTGAGTAAGGAGTACCTGTGATTTCGTTCCATCCTTTTTAAAGGGTATTTTTGGATACGGCTTTGCCACCCATGTGTCCAAGGGAGTAAAGGTTTGTACCAATTCAGCCTCGGCTCGTTCCACTTCTTTAAGTAGTTCGATATGGAGAGCCTTTGCCTTCTCCATGTTAAAGTAGACGCCATAACGTTCTTGTCTCCCTATGATTCTAGCGAACTCTTGCTCTAACCAGATAGCTTCAGCAGGGATACCACGGGGTAACAACTTCTTGTTGTACAGAGCGTAAGTAACCTCAACGTCCTGCACACAGTATTCACCCATAGCATCTGTGTATTCTTTCCAGTCAGTGTCTTCAGCAAAGTCACCTTTAAGTTTACGTAAGCGGTAACCCCAAGCCTTAAGACTGTGTGAGCCTTTAAGTCTAGGAGGTAGTGATTTTAGGTTAGTGTCTTGTTCAAGACGGTTAGGATAAGCCAATCGTGACATGATTAGCGTATCGTGTACCTGAGACACAATAGGGTAGCCAAGTTTCTCAAGCACTGGTAAGTCATAGTTGATACCATTGTGAGCAACAACTAGGTCAGCCATATTGAGTAGCTTGATAGCTTCGCCAATGTTACCGTCACGTGAAGTGAATAGCTGTGTCTTTTCGTCATCTACCTTGACGGCTATACAATGTATCTTAGTAACGTCCTCGTAGAGTCCGTCAGTCTCAATGTCAAAAATCGCTACCATTCTCTTCACCTGTTTGTTCAATTTGGAAATCAACCTCAGTCTCATGTACCAAGCCAGTGTCTTTGTCATAGTAGAAGCCTACTGTGCGACCTGTGGCTGAACCTGAGAAGCGGTCCTTAAGAACCCTTACGAGTCCCTTGTTACGTTCTTCTGGGTCTTCGTGGAGTGTGTTACGCTCAATACCAAACATGGCATATGCCCAACGCATGATCGCACGTGATCCAGTAAATTGGTTCTGCTCTGTCTTACCACCTGCCTCATGGCTTGGTCCCGATTTGGGAGGATTAAGGTGAGATACAAGCATTACCCAGATGTCTAGCTCTTGGGCTAAACCTGCAACCTCTGCCATCAAAGCATCTAAGCTACGTCTCTCGTCACTTGCGTGTGAGTTGAGAGCAGTGAGGTTGTCTATGTAGAAAATGCGACAATCGTAGTTGTAGTTCATGTAACGAATCTTGGCTTTGATCGTCTCCCAATCATTAGCACCAAAGTTATCGAACATATATAACTGGTCCTGCATTCCTGCGACCGTATCTTTGAGCTGTTTTGCATCAAACTCAGCATCTGGTAGATGATAGTGAATACCGTTCATCTTACCTGCGACACGTAGCATCGTCTCCTTCACGGATTGCTCAAGCATGAACGAGGCTACCTTCCATCCTTTCGCAACATCATGTGCTACCTGAGTCATAATGAAATCAGTCTTACCGACAGATACACCAGCACCTACAACCACGACCTCGCCAAAGCGTCTGCCATACAACATCTTTGTTAGATGCTCGTAGGCGTACTCAAAGCCCATCTTGATCGGCTCTGCAATTGTCTCTAGTAGGTCAAGGGGCGTTACGATGTCATCTGGTTTGTAACGTTCAGCATTGTAGTAAGCGTTAACAACACCTGCCTTGCCTTCATACTTCAATACCTCATTGGCATCTTTGTATTTAGGATGACGGATAATGCGTAGCTTGTCAGCAGGAATGATGGTTGTAATATCATTAACTGCCTGTCTACCTGCATCGTCGTTATCGAACCAAACGAATACCTCTTCGTATCCATTGATCCAGTCAATGTGTTCAGCTATCTCTTTCTTAGCTGACTGTGCTCCGTTCTTAAGGGAGATTACAGGGTACTTACCATCGGTAGCAGTAGCGTAGGTTAGAGCATCGATCTCACCTTCAGTGATCACTAGCTTCTTGCCTGTGTTAGCCCACAGTTGCATACCGAACATAGTCGAAGACTTAGCATCACCAACGAATTTAAAGTCTTTGTTCTTGTATCGTAACTTCTGACCTACAATCTCTTTTTCGTCATTGTAGTAGTTAGCTATCTGTACTGTTGCACCTGACGCATCAGCACCAATACCGTAATTAAACTTACGAGCAATTGATTCTGGTATGTTACGTGCAGGTAGTTCACCGCACTCGTATGCTAGTAAGCTCATCTTAGACCCCTTGTAACTTGGTGTGTACTCACCGTCTTCGTCTCTCTGCCACCCACCACATGAGAAGCAGTAGCTTGTACCGTTGGAATATACGGCTCTCGCATCTGAAGAGCCGCATTTATCGCAACTAGTCTTATACTGATATTGACTGTCGCTCATCGAATAAATCTCCTTGTGTAGTGAATAGGTCCATCTGACCTTGATACTCTTCATAAGTATCGAAAGCACCGAAGGCTTTGTCCCACACATCGTAGATTCGTTCAGCCAAATCACGAGCCTCTGCGGGACTAAACCATTCGATCATATACATAATCTCTTGTGCCCCTGCGTCTAGCATATCTTCATTGTTCATCTTCAATCTCCTCGATTAATACATCACAACGGGGATCATCTTTATCAATACCACCGAAGCGGTAGACGATCTCCTCAACGATCTTGTAGTTGTCATCCTCAAGGATTTCAAACTCAACAAGAGCATCGTGAGTGAACTTGGTGACTACACTGCCGATATTATCAATATCAAACAAACGTCTAGTCGGATAGTAAATAGTATACGTGATACGGCATTTACCTTTAACTGGTGTCAACTCCCTAACCCTTTCTGCTACTTGGATTTTAAAAGTTTTCTTTAGTTGGTTGTTCAGTTGGAACTGCCAGTTACGGTAACCGTTGAGGTTAAGGTAGTAAGTTTTTTTCTTAGCTACCCCAACCTCTAACTTAATAGGAACACTAAGTTCCTGAATCATTAAAAGTCGTCTTGCTCAACAGGTGTAGCTCCTGCCGAGAATCCATCTTCCTCATCAAAGTCGGAGCCACCGCCACCGCCACCTGAGTATTCAACTAGATCAAGAATCTGCATCTTGTTCCACATCATGCTCAAGCCAATCTGTTTGTTCATTGCCATGTAGTATGGGTAAACAAAAGAGGCGATACGGATAGTAGAGCCATTACCAACAAGAGGTTTGTCGTTCACTGGACGTTTCATAGAGTCCACAACTTGAATCTCGTGTTGCTTACCTGCCGCTTTACGACCGTCGATGTTCTTGAGGGTGAACTTGAAGACGTAGTTACCTTCATCATCCTCTGTGTATAAATCTCGTTTCGTTACACCTTTGCCTTTAGCACCTAGTGTCTCTTGGGTCTCTGCGAAGGCAGTGTCCTGTAGTGCCTCAAGGCGTTGTACGAACGCTTGGGTTGCAGGGTCGTTAGGATCAAGCACAAGCTGAGTTTCTAACTTACCTTCAGGTACGAACTTGCGATCAGGTTCTACGTACTTACACCAAAGTGCTTTACCTTTAGGTGTTACTACTTGCATACCTGAAACTGCAAACGGGTTGTTGTTAGCCATAGAAAATCTCCTTTAAGTTTGGCGTATTCATAAGGGTCGGAGTCGGATCAACTGAAGATGTAACGGGCTTTCCGAACATCATCTAAATCTAACGTGTCGATCATAACATCCTGTGGTGGTATCTCATAGTGAGGATTCACTTCATAATACCAGTTAGTTAAAGGATCAGCCTCAAAGAGTTCAACATATGCCTCTCGGACTGCCTCGTTTAGTTCAGTTACAAAGTTCACTGGAACCCCGTAGCTGTCATGTATCAAATGGAAGTTCTTACATCCCATAAATTTTAGCTTGAGTACTGTCTCCGCGAGGAGGGCGGCATCAAGACTGTGTACGAAGTTAGGGGCGATGCCTGACTTCATCTTTCTGACGTTGATAGAATCTTCGATAGTCCGTTTAATATGGAGTTTACCGATCGGTGTATCGATTCTGTCTATGTCGGTTAGGTGTAGCTTCTGTAACACTGGAAAACCTGTTAGAGGCGCATGGTAGAATACGTACTTACCTTTACGGGCTAAGTCTGAGGTCACATCGATCAGATATTGCTGACCAACACGTGCCCCTTTGACGACCGCTTCGATAGCTTTGGTATTCATATCAGCAAGAAACATAGCTACTAACCAGTTCTCACCAACCCAGAACCTGTTACCGTGGTTCTCCATCTCATCTAACTCAGCTCTTAATTGGTCTCGCATCCCTTGGGTGGTCACCGAATATGGCTGAGTCATTGTGTTACGTTTGGTTAGCTTCCTGTTAACTTTACCCTTCAGGCTATCCGCTATCGGCTTGGTAGACACTTCGTGATGTGTGCCGTCACTCTGTGTGTACTTTATCAGTTTCGGGTAGTCGCCTTTGTTTAGGTACTCGTTAACCTTGTCAGCTACTCGTTGGTAGATATCTTCACGGGTATCCCCAATGACGTTAACAGCTCTGGCTCCGTCTTTATCTCGGAGTAATCCTGAGTAGATTTGGATTCCTGAGCAGGTTGCGTCCAAAGCGATTGGGATACGTGATACAAACCCACTAGGATCAGCAAGATAGTCAGCGTATTCAAAACACCATGCAAGGTAAAGAAAGGGGCTATCAGCATCTTTCCAGTAGTTCCTATTCGCCATAGGGTCTTCTGCAATTGCTTTGATCTCATCCGTTCTCTCCTTAATTTTCCGTACTCTTTCATCGTAATCGTCTTTGTCGTAGCCATAACAGTTAGCTCCGTGTATCAAGAACCAATACAGGTCATCTTCTGTCACAATCTTGCAACCGTTCTTAAACTCTAGCAGAGCCTTGATGTGATCGGTTCCCTGTGGCTGTAAGTGTTGTTGTATTGGATAGATACGACCTCGGAAGTCGTACTGATAACTGAAGTAAATTTCCTCCTCATCGACGTACTCAAGGGCGTTTTGGAATACTAGGTTAGCCATCATAGCTTTACTGTTACTGGCTTGTATGAGGTCATTCTGAGTCTCTAAAGCCTTGTAGTATTCCCGTCCTAGTTTCTTGTCCTTGAACATCTTAAAACCCTTGTTACCCTTCTCTAACTCTCCGTAGTCAGCGATGTTCACGAAGTCTTCAGCTAGTAGCTGTCCGTTGTACGGCAAACCACCAATTAGCTTGGGGTTGTTTCGTGGGGCTTCAGGGTCAATGATGTTTTCGTTAAATATCTTAAACGCTGTATCAAATACTTTACGATTTACCCTCCAAGGTGTGCTTTGTAAAGTATTTAAGACATCGAAGAGGTGTGTATTGTCTACCCGCTTGAAGTATTCCTTCAGATGCTTACGTGAGCTTGTCTGAGCCTTGATCGCTTGCATCTTGTATACATCAGTCGTGTGGTAGCCACCGCTCCCTTCGAAGTCTTCCCAAGGTTTAGGTGGTATGATGTGTATTGGATACTTTTTGTAGTCGCCCATAAGTAGCTCACGAGATTGTAGGATCATTTTGTAACACTCATCGGTGTATTTAATGATGACACGTGATTTGCCTTTCTTATGGTATATAGACTGCTTCTCAATGATGTTACACCCAGATGCTATCACTAGGTCGATAAGCAAGGCTCCAACTCTGACTGTCTCCTTTGTTAGGTCAGATTCGCCTAGTAGGTTTTGGTGTTTGGCTATCTTCAGTTTCTCGTTCAGAACTGCACGTTTACCACGGTGACCAAAACGACGTTCAACATAGCGATCTAGGTTGTCTCCTTTGTCCTCTAGGCGACGAATCGCCATTGAGTCGTAGACTGCTTTGTTAATGCGGGTGATCATTGTGGTGGCAGGTACAAGCTCATCACGAGATACTGAACGAACTAGAGTAGCCAATAAGATATAAGCTAAGTCTTTTGGGTGGTCCTCAAAGTCAGAAAGGTATTTCTTGATAGAGCCTTTCATCCCTCCACCAGTGAACCCAAAGAACTCCTTTACCTTAGCGGTAACTAGGTCGATTGAGTGAAGCAAGATTATCCGACCTTCCGTTAGCTCATCAGCTTGGTCAGCCTTGATACGGCTAGAGATATTTCTCATCAGCTTGTCGTATGAAAGCTCAACCGCTTGCTTCTCAAGCTCTAGCTGACGGTCATAGCGTTGATCGAATGATTCCATTACATATCCTCGTTTGATAGA